AAGCCAGCATCATCACCTCTATAATTGATACCTGGAGTTGTGATCACTACACTGCTGACTGCACCACCTGTAACTATCACAGTGATCTTGGCTGTGGATCCTAAACCTGTATTAGTAGTAATACTAAGATTCGTATAAGTTCCATTTGTATATCCAGAACCTGGTTCTATTTCTGCTATTGTGGCAATTGCGCCGTTAGTGGTAGTGGTTGCAATTCTGAATGAGAAACCAGTGCCTGCAGGGATGATTGCTGAACAATAATAGCCTGGAAAGTTATATTTTCGTTCATAATCATTGGTTCTTTGACCCACAATTTTCTGTTCAAGAACTTTGACTATACTGCTACAACTAACGCTGACTGTTGTAGTGGATACATTGGAGAATTGGTTAAACTCATCATTAAAGCTGTAATTGGCAATGATACCTTGGAAGCGTTTGCTGGGATTACCAGCAATGTTTAATGCAACACCTGTGTTGGCGTTGAAGAACACACGATAAATGATAACACTGCTGCCTTTGAGTTTATAGTCCATCATGCTGGCAACAAATGTTTGTTCAATGGCACTCATGGAGATTGTGACATCGCTGCCACTAGGACTCAGTTCATTGTTGAACTCACTGATGCCTAACAAGATACCTAGTGGCAAGTATGAGTAAGCAGTGCCATCTGATTCTGTAATGCTGAATGGCACTTCATGACTGCTGAATCTCAACACGCCATAGTTAGGAATAACCATACGCACAAATGCTGCTTGTTTAACAGCTGAGTATGCACTTAAATTAAGACTGGTGCTCATTATAGCACCTCTTGAAATTCAAAGTCGCCATTGAACTGAATTAGTTCCTTGCCAACAAACGTCCAGGTAGGGATCCGAGTGCAGATCACTGTCCAGATTACTTGAGGGCCAACTTTGATTGTTACAGCAGTATCACTAGGAGTGTCTAATATACCTCTATGAACTTCAACCAACTGAGTTGTGGCTGATCCTTTTACAACTGCACTCACTGTGCTATACACATACTTGCTGCCTGTGGGTTGAATAAGATCACCTGCTTTGAATAAAGAACTGCCAACTGCTCCAGGTGCACCCAATTCAAATTTGAATGTATTACTGGCTGCTTGAGCTGCATTGTATTTAAAAGTCATTGTGGCAGTGCTGGCTGCATCACCACGATACTTGGTCATCCAATCATAAGTTGTTTTAGACAAGTTGATACTCTGACTTACCAACTGTGCATTAACATCAATGCTTTCTAAATAGCCGCGACTATTTCCATTCCAGGTCATGATATCTGGCATCTTAACTGCGAACTTCCAAACATTGCCACCGCGACTCACTGTGCGAATACGTTGATTACGACTCACAGTTTGACTAATTACTGGGCGTTTAACTATGCTGATATTTTCAGCATTATCTATAATCCATTGAAACGACATATCTTATCTCCTACCTGTTGGGATTGAGCTGCGACCTTTCTCAGTCACAGCATATAAAAACTCTGGATCCCGTGCAATCATTTGACGGAAACTTTGTGCATCAGCAGCATTGATATTATAAACAATGTTCGTGCTGCCACCGCTGCCTCCAGCAGATGAATTCAATTGGTGATTTGGAATCACTGTGCCTGATCCATTAGGAACAAATAGTTCTGGGCCTTTTTCACCAATGATGTATGGAGTGTTTGCACTAACTGGGCCGCCTGTGGCTCGTCCCATGATTGCACCAAATATACCACCAGCACTATCAGCACCACTACCACCAAATAAACCTAATGCTACTTTTTGTGCTTGAATACGAACAAACTGTTCAATTACACTATTGGCAAAATCTTTAAAACTTAATTTGCCAGTTTTAACAAAGTTAACCATAGCATCTTCAAAACTGCGTGTCACGGTTGAAAACATAGTTCTAGCTTGTTCAGCAGCATTGGTAGCATTTTCAGCATATTGCTTATAAGCCTTTTCCCAACCCACACTAAATTCTCTACTCTTTTCAATGCTGGCTTCTGCTTGCTTGGTTTGCTCATCATACAAGCCACCAACTTGTTTACGGATCTCCGCAATGCGGTCTGTTTTAAGTGGAACAATCTCTCCATCTTTTCTGCCTAATTTAGATTGCTCTTCTTGGATACGCTGTGCAATTGCTAATTCTTTTTGTAATTTAATAGCATTGATCAACTTTTCATTTTCTGTTGAAGTAAGTCCAATCATTTCACTCTTAGCAGTTATTGCATTTAGTTGGGCAGTATTAGTTAGACCCAATGCAAATTGATAAGCAACTTCACTATTACGCATTTCTTGTAAACCAGCAACATAACTTTTATTAGTAGCCAATGCCACTTCAGTCTGACTAGTAACCCCAGCAATGGCTCTTTCAATATCTAAAAGTTTGAATTGGGCAGTTGGATCAATATCTAATGTCAATTTGACTTTTTCAGCTTCTTGTTGCAGAGCAATGATTTGCATACGACTTTTGCTGATGATTGCTTCTTGTTGAGTATACATTTCAGTAGCATCTTCTCCTAATCCAATGCCACGAGTCTGAATAGTCAATAGATTTGCAGCTTCAATATTGCCTCTACTAAAATTTTCAATTAATTGTGTGTAATTTAATTTTGACGCATTTATTTGTGTTTGTTGTGCTTTTTGTAAGTCAGCAATAGCCAATGATGCTTTGGCATTGATCTCAACTTTCTTAGCAGCAAATTCTTTTTCTTTATCTACTTCTTCAAGTTTCTCATTGGTATAAATTTCAATGCGTGCCTTGGCAATATCTGCATCACGACTTAGTGTCAATCGTGACATTTGCAACATTCCAATTGATGCAGTTGATAATTGTGCATCAGCAAGACTTTGTTCTATTCTTTTACGACTGGCAATTAATGCTGGTCCTGCTTCTCCATAATCGCCGCCGCCATCACCATTATGCGCAGCAAGTTCAGCAGCAGTTGGGCCGCCTCTACCTCCGCGACCTTGGCCAGCTCTTTCGCCCATGCGCTCTGCTTTTGCTTTGGCAACAAGATCATTCATAATACCTAGACCTGGAATATATGCTACTAATTTGCCCATTTCTTCAACACCAGCAGCTAGACCTTCAATCCATCCACCGTGATTAATTGCTTCAGCAAGATTACCAAATGCCTTAACTAGACCTGTTTCAATACTGGCTTTCATTTCCTTGATAGCATCATTATATTTGTTTAACTGAGCAATTTGTTCATCAGTTACTGCATCTTTACCAGCAGAAACTTTTGACCAATCAATCTTAGCAGCTTCTTTACCCATTATGGACACAGCAAGCGCAGCACGAACTGCTGGATCTTCAATTTTAGCCAGAGCAGCAATTGTATCTTGTAGCACTGTTTCAGTCCCACGCATATTTCCATTGCTGTCGCGAACAAATACACCCAATTTCTTAAATGACTGTTGATATGCTTCATTACCAGTAGCTGCAGAACCAATACTAACACTTAATTTAGTTGATAACTTCTCAAATGCATCCATGCCGCCACCAGCAGCAATTAGACTTTGTTTGAAACTCAGTAATGTGCTGGCACTGATACCAGTAGCATCAGAAAGATCAGACAATTGATCAACAATCTCCAATGCTCTTGCACCTAATGATACAAAGGCCACACCAGCGACAGATGCAGCAATGCCAAGTGGGCCTAACTTACCAACGATACCATTAATTGTATTTCCAAGAGCACCACCAGACTGGCCAAAACTCTCAGCATCTCGCTTAAGATCTCCAAACGAGCCTTTTAATGTTGTTAGTTTGTCAGTGCCTTCAGTTTTAATCTTAACTGTTAATTCTTCAATTGTCTTATTTGTTGCCATTATGGTTTTCCCAATTCTTTATCAATGTAGTCAGCAATATACTTTTCAGTTGGTTTAGTCATACCTTGTGCAGCTTGCTTACTCCAGCCCTGATCTAATCGTTTAGCATAGGGATAACTTGCATGTATCTCGTCACCTTGCAAAGATGTATTACGACGAGCATTACCAGAATCAATTGGAGTTATAGATACAAAGTAATTGTAGGCTTCTTTGGCCAATTTAGTTGGATCTGTTACTTGTTGAATCTTATTCAATCTTTTAATTATTTCATTAGCCATTTGCTGGTTTCCTTACTAATTTTAGTAATTCTTCTTCACTTAAATCTGGCATTGTTGTTTTTCCATCTGCCTTATCCTGTTGATATTTTTCCCAAGTCATTGACACATCATAGACCATTAAATCAAATGTTGTAGCACGATTAGCAACTTCACTAGGCAGGAGTCCATAGTATTTTGCTAATGCTCCAATGGTAATCAGTTTTACTGATTTCCAATCTCTGGCGTCAATGGCTTGGTCTTTGACTTTCCCAAGTTTTCATTGATCTTAATCAATGCTGCAAACACAATATCTACTGGCAACATTTCATCAGCTTGGATGACTGGTTGTCCTTCAGAATTGACAATAATCTTTCTCATCAATGCATTTAATTCTGCTCCACTTTGTTCTTGTTGAACACGATAGAAATCAAAATATGTATGGATGTCCACTCCATCATACATATAAAATTCAATGGGCTCGCCATATTCCTTAATGATTGCTTCATCATCAAGTGTCATCTTTAATAATTCTGGCTTCTTAGCTAATGTTGAAATATCCATATCTTATTTTCCAATCTTATCTTTTAGGTAGTGTATAGTGCTTAGTAGAAAACGCATTCTTGCGTCTGCTTGTTCTAAGTCTTTACGACTGCATTTTATTTCTGCAACGCATTTGGCCGCTTCTGCTTCCATGCTTTTGAGAATATCTTCTGTGCTTAACTTATCAAAAATCATAACTTACCTCCTAGGCAGTTACTATACTTAGTCAGAAGAAAAGGCCCCTGGTGGAGCCCTTTCATTAAATCAACTTGTAATTGATTAAGCGATAACTTCTAGTGTATATTCACCATTAACTTCCAAACTTAAAGGTGACAACCACACAGGAGAATCAGCCGAGACTTTTGGGGCCAAGCTAGAGATAAAGCCGTTACCCATGATCAGGTAGTTGTCAGGAGTCTGACCACCGCCAGCACCACTTGGAGCAATCATAAACGCAACTTGAATGCGGTTATTACTTAGACCAAAAATACCTGCTGTGATGGCAGTTGTAGTTGCACCAGTTGTTCCAAAGAACAATGTTGGGTCAAGCACAAAGTTTCCGTTAAGACTGTTGGTTGACACTGTTGTGATAACATTCTCTCCTTTATCAGACAGCGTTTTCCAGCGAAAACTTCCATTTGCGTTGTTGATTGTTACATCTTGTAAACCTGTTAGTTCAATTGCACCAGTGGCCAGTGTTAACTCGCCAGTTGTGGCATTTGCTGCGCTGAAGAAATCTGCTTTCTCCAATGTAGCGTGTGCTGTTGCATCATACTTAACAAGAACAAGTTTAACGCGGTTTACCGCGGTAGTTGCATTAATATATGCCATTTGTTCGTTCCTTAATTTATTGTATAAAACCTATACTCAAAAGTATAAGTCATGACATCTCTGTCAATAGTCGCAGTGTAATCAAACTCTTTTCTAAAAGAATCGGTTACGCTGGACAAATCTTTTGCTACTCGTAAAGTAGCCAATGCTGAATCTAAATCAATAGGTCTATTTTTAGCATCCACAGCAAGATATCCTTCAACTGTTGTCACAGTCTCAACAATGTCATCGCCACTTAGCACCTGAATGACTGAATTCTGTTTAGTAACAGGCTCAGCTAGATAAACTCGTTTCTTGTTTGTGAGATACAGTGGACTATCGCCAGAACTCCAAGGCAACTCAGCAGCAGCAGTGATGCTGCCTGACAAGTTGGCTTTGAGGTAGTTCAATAATTCTGTTCTCATCTTACACGCACCAAGTTCAATCTACTAGGAGCAATGTCACTTGTATTGATTGTGCCGTCGCCAGCAAAGTCATACCAGTCTCCTGCCTCAATTAATTCTTGCAATAACTTTTCAGATTTATCATCATAATACTTGATCTTTTGGACTTCAGCACTGTCTTGATTTGAAAAGTCAGCTACTCTAGGCAAGATATACTCTGCCAGGGCAAGATATACACACAAGTCAGTAAAGTCTGCTTTGCGTGCAATAATCTTTGCAGCATTAACTGGGGGAACTAATCTGATATCATTCTTTAAATTTGCATCTCGCTTGAACTGGTAGTTTTTCCACCAATCACTACTTCTAATGCGCACCAGCAATCTCTCGCTGGCGCGAATCAATGCATCTTCAATGATCTCTTCAGATAGTCCTTCATTGCTTTCAAATAACCGTTGATCACGATCCACTACATCCTGGTATTCCGCAAAACTGCGAACTATTGCTCCTGAAATAATAAACGACATCGTGATCTCCTATTATAGATTAAGCGTCAACTAACTTAACACCACGAGCAGCGTCAACTAGACCAACACCAGCGTGCAATGAAGCAACGATGTCGTTACCAACAGCAGCAGCACGGCGTTGAACTTCAAGGTCAACGTTACGGAACATAGCGATACGGAAAGCGTCGGCACCAAAGATAGCGCCTTTGAAGCCTGTGACACCAGAGTTAGTAGCAGTAGCGAATGCGCTTTGGTAGAAGCGAACACCAGCAACTTGTCCAACGAAACCGTTAGCCATTGCTTCATTCTGCATTGCACTACCAGCGAAGGCTGTAGAACCAATTGCATTCATCAGTTCTGCAGCAGCTACAGTTCCAAGAACGCCATACAACTGTCCTGTTTCACCAGCGCCACGGATTTGTGCAACTGCATCAAAGATTACTTTCAATGACAATGTGCCTGTATCAGCAGAAGCTGTAAGGCCAGACATAGCAGCAACAACGTCTTTGTCGAAAGCAGCAGAAACGCTATTACCAAGCACGCGGCCTAGTTCATTAGGATCAATACCGCCCAAATCACGAACAACATCACGAGCAGCATAAATGTTTGCTGTGATTGTTTTAGATACTGAAGAGATACCTAATGCATCAAAATCTTCAATGGTGCCACCAGCGCCAGAGATTTTCTGTGCTACTACAGCGCCAAGCAATGGTAGTTGAGCTGTGATGGAACCTGCTGGAACCTGAATTTGTGGAATTGTTAATCCACCCAAGAACAATGAAGATTCTTGTGCTGCGTAAACAGCAGCGGCTTTGGTGTTAACCATGAAGCCGGCTAAGTCATAAGCTGTATTGTAGAAAGCCATTTTATATTACCTTTAAATTAAATTTTACCGTTGCGTCTTGCTTCGGCATATATCTTGCGATGATCTGGTCGAGTTAAATCAAGAGATTTTAAATCAATTGGAGCACCACCAGTCTTATTTACATTACCTTGAGTATTGGTCGTTGCAGGTGTAGCACTAGTAAAGTGTGGATTTGCATCCAGGAACTCTTTAACATATTTGTCAACTGATAATGGAGCACCACTATCATCATAACGCACAGCGCCAGTCTTGACATCAATCACTTCTACTTCACCTTCGCTGTTTAAACGCATAGCTGGTTTAAGCAATTGCTTGACCTGCTCAGGATTAACACTACGATATTGAGCAGCCAATGTAAGCAATGGCTGTTCAACTTTAAACTCACGAATAATCACGTCTCGTTTTGAGATTTCAGCATCCTTCTTGGAAGCCAAGTCACTCATAACTTTGTCAAACTCACCACGTTTAAGTGCAGTATCTTGTTCGCGTTGTTGATGTTGTGACATAACGTTACGAATAGCTTCTGGATCACCTAAGTCCTCATATGGTTTCAATGCTTTCTTTTGCACTGCACTTTTGGTGCGTGCCATTAAATCATCTACTTCACGTTGAGAGTAAGTCTTTTCTACCTGATTGTTTGTTTGAGTAGCAGTTTCAGTATCTGCTACATTACCAATGTTTGTATCGGTCATTGTATCCTTAGCCGGGTCTTAGCCGTATGTTTATGTAGGCAATCGCTTGCCTGTATTCTATTTAGCCGAATCAAATCTACTATGTTTATTCGCCAACAGTTAATGGCACTTCAACAGTGAATCCATTTGCTATTGCACGAGCATGCGCATCATCTGAATCAACTTCAACTTCATCCCCAGTAACTGGATTACGCATGATATGCACAACATAGTCAGATAGTCCCAGCTCTACTAAGTCCTCTGTGGATTCAGGGTTGATTATATCATCAAATTCAATATCAACAAGTTCAAGTAACTCATGTTCAATAGCTGTTTTGGCCAAGGGATTCTGAACTTTGTCATATACTTTAATCAGTTGATCAAGTTCATTCTGTGTGTCACGCACTGCAAAGCTACTTGGATATGTGATTTCACCTGCCCAAACTTGTCCTTGATACGCACAGAAGATTTGCCATAATTGTTCTTCAGCAAGTTCAATGTTGTCAGCTTGTTCAGCAAGACGTGCATTAAGCAATTGAAATTCAACTTCTCTTGACACACCGCTCATCATTTTAGCCTCAGTGGCACGAATGCTGCCAGTGTTGGCCATCTTATCAATTGCTTCAACAGTGCTGTTGATAGCTAGATAGATACTGCTGATCTCTTGTCCATTAAACTCCAGCACATAAGGCTTTAAAGCTGGGTCCAGATGTTCTGGCATTTCAATGATACTACCAGCGCCGGAACCTGCATTTGTTTCTTTTGTCTTAACAAGTGATGGGTGACTACCTAATCGCACTGCTTGTTCTGCTTCACTGGTCATGTTAAAGATAAACTTCTGAGCATCTGCAATATCAGTAATAGTTGACAAACCAATGCCACGCACTGCACTTGTATGTGCATACATGATAACAGCAGGGATCTGTCCTAACCCATTAAGTTCAATGAGTCTGTCAGATATAACTTCCTTGTCATGATTTAAGTGACTTGTTGTTACTTCTGTCTTTGTCCATTCTTTGATCACCGTGACTGAGTCATTTGTATCTTCAACATACTTTAAGTAAACAAGTTCATAACTGCCATTAAGACGTCGAGCCCACTTCCAATCAGTAACTGCAAGTGGAGTAAGCAAATTAAGATATGGGCGCACGCCAGCAGCAATTTCATCAGCACGAGTAATTGCGCCAACGTCAGGCTTACTCATAACAATCCATGTGTGTCCAAAGATATTGGCATAGATGGCTGCTTGTTTCATAAAGCTATCTAAGTCGCGACCTTCCCAATCACAATCTTCCAGGAAGTCTTCTAATGTGGGTTCTGCAGCTAATGTGCCAAACTCACGTTCAGGACATTGTCTAAACATAAAGCTGATATATGTTGCAATGATGCTGCGGCATTGATTGTCAAGAGGAGTCACAGCAGTGCGTTGTGCATATTCCCCTTCACTTTCAAGTTGATAGCGTGTTAGATAACCACCACGCTTGTATTCATCACCGCCAACGTAACTATCA